CAATCATAAAAGGTTATTTTGTTGTAATTTATTTCAAATTTCAAAATACATTGTAACAATCAAAGTTTTATATAGTGGTTTAGTAAAACCACCTACACAAAACATAATATTTAAAAATCATTTTTTGACGATTTTTTGACGGCAAATAAAAAAGAGGGTAGCAATTACGCTACCCTCAATTTGTTTATTTATCTAATTCTACTAAGCGGTGCAACTCACCATTAACAAACCACATTTCACAACGCACGTTGTCTTGGTCTACTAAGGTTGCCATATATAACCCCTCTTGGTTAGGTTGAATATCTTCTGCAAATTGATGTGTTTTTCCCTCAAATGTAAATACTTGTGCCATAATGTTTCCCTTTCTTAGTGAATAAAGTTAGTGTTGCAAGCCGTGCAACTCGGAGATATTTTGGATCACCTACCATCTCACAACTTTTACTAATGTTGATGCACCTTTAAAATCTGAACCTTTAAAGTGTGCTAACCCTTGCACTCGTTTATCCTCATAGCCTACTGTTTCGTATATCTCGCCATTAGTCATTACTGTTATACCAGCTAGTATACTATGTGGTTTATCTAACTTAATTTTGTACACGTCCACCTTTTGTTCATCTGTGTTGGCCACTACTGCGGTTCTATCAGATTTTTCTGTAGCTGCTTTAGGCAAGTTAGGGTTACTATGTGCAATATCCTTTTTCACCTTTTCTGCAGCTTGTTCTACTGTAGGCGCTTGCGTGTAATATGTCGCTACTGGTTGAGTTCTTTCCTTTATGGAAATAACTTCTTGTGCTTGTTTTTCTGTTACATGAATTGCTTTTGACAATTCTGTAGGTGATTTAGATTGTTGTTGTGTAATTACAACAGGCTTTTCAATCTGTTTCTGTTTATACAGATGATAACATCCCATACAAATGAGTAGGAATACTAACATTGGAATTATGACTTGTATGGTGCGTTTATGTGTTTTTAGATAAGTTAGTACCTTATGTAGATAAAACATTCACCTACACCCCCTCAACCTCTTCCATTAGCATTTTTAACGCTTTGAATTTCTCGTCCGCAAATCGATTATTAAGGCTATCTCTTAATGCACTACTATTCCATTCAAGGCTCATACACGTATCATAGATGCCAGCGATGAGGTCATAATCAAAACGCTTATCATCAATGTAGGATAAGTTAGGCAATTCAATGTTCAATGCTTTTTCCATTAATTTTAATGCATCATTGAACATATTAACGATTTCACCAGTACCATATTGTACCGCTCTGCTCCATATTACATCCTTTAATGCATCAGAATGTTTTTCTACATTAAACATATTTTGTCTTAGGTACTCACACGCTACATCGTAATAGGCGGACTTAATATAGTCATGCTGCATTTTCTCAAAGCCTACCGCATCAACTGTGCCTAATTCTTGCCACTTAGCAATGAACCCATCAGAATTGATTTCACCACTATCCATCAATGCTCTTGCATAGTCCGTATAAAAACCACCTTGTTTTAAACCCCAACCAAGAAAAGCATCAACGCTACCACAATTACTTGCTAGTTGATATGTACCATAAGAGATACCACCAGCATCATTGATGCCACTAGATACACATGCTGGGTCTCCATTACTTTCATATTCAGCACTCAACTGTCCTAATTCAGCCATTTTAATTACTCCTTTTCATTGTCCTTGCTGCCCCCATTCATATATTGGGAACGCTTAACACCACCTGTAGCACCGATATATCCACCTAATACACCAACTATTACACTTGCCAAGTCTTTTTGTTCTAAGTAAATAGTCATGATTAGTGCAGCTGCTAGTGCCACTAAGGTTATAGTGTCCTCATAGTTAATCTTCATTATTTAATCGCATCCTTTATCGATTTCACGAACGCTATCAAGTCTTTAACCAAACTCATTGCACGTTTAAACCATGCACTTTCCACAAATTCTAGTTCAATCATATTCTCTACAATCGATGCTAACTCAACCATGATTGGTACTAGATACATCAATGTAGATAGGAATACATCAATGCGACCTAACATTGGAATGTCTACATCAGGCAAGGTTAAGAGAATGAACGATAAGAGGAATAACCATGGATAAGATTTAACTAACTTCTTAGTCATATCTGCTCTTAACTTTCCGCTTACAAGAAATCTGCGTTGGTGTCCATTGATTTCAACACTCGCCCATCCTCTCCATATGATCGCTAGGAACATATTCTTGAATGTGATTTCCCTTTTAGTAGCCAAATTAAAATTGCGTGCCTCGACTAAGACACGCAACAATGTATCAACAAACACTAATACAACACTTGTAAATATGGCTAATGAAATTCTCACCGCCTCACTTACGCTAAAAACCTCAACCATAAATGGTGGAAGAAAAACTTCAATCATGATTACTCTCCAATTCGTTCTATCTTTATATATAATTTACGACCACTAACATTTACAGTATCTCTCCAACCATTGATATTAACTGTAGCCTCTGCCATAAGACCTGAACGTGCGCTAACATTTACTTCAATATCTGTAGATGTTGCAATGGTAAATTCATTGCTCTTGATGTTTACCCCCTCAACAGTTGCCCTGTATTTGCCTTTAGGTAAGTACGCAAACATTTTTTCTGTACCTCTAATGTCTGTAGGGTACTTTTGCCAATTCCAAGTAGTAAACCATACAGGGTTAGTTTGAACATATTTTTTAGCACCATTTAATGTACGTTGTACAGCAAGGGCGGTTTTATCCGCCCCTAATCGTGCATAGTATGTTTTGCCACTAATAACTATCGGTAGTCGCTCTTCGCCTACATCACGCAAGTTATCGGTTAGTCCAAAGGTTAATATATCGTTTCCCTTCTTAACTTTTAAGTTAGGCATTATTCAACATACACCTCGTTTCCACCATTAGCACTCCACAATTTCAATCGGCTATTCAAAGATGTTTGTACTCTACCCCAGCTTTTCCATGCATTAGCCATGAACATTCTGTGGTATGTTTCACCATTGAACGCATGGAATGTTTGGTCTATCATCTTACCTTGGCCAAAGTTCATTACAATTAACATACCTTGTTTATGACTGCGTGGTGGATTATTAGCACCGCCATCAAAGTTAATTTCAATAGCACCTTGTTCTGTGAATGTGTTCCAGTCTTTCGCTGCATCAACTTTCGTATATGGGAAACCTAACTGGTCTACTTCCAATTTCTTAACAAAGTTATCGTCTACATCCTTTTTCTTATAGATAGCCGTTCCGTAGTGTTTTGTAGTGAGTACTGTATAACTATCTGTTCCGTCATAGTGCTTAAACTCTACACCTTTAACAAATGTATTAACAGAATTATCACCAAGTTCTACGTTGCCAGCGGTGGAAACCTTAGCCATACCAACACCATGTCCATCAGGTTTATAACCCTCGATTAATGTGTTGTTAGCCATTTTAAGTGCGCCACTTAATGTACCACCAGTTAGTTTGAGATAATCAAGCGTTGCCAATCGTGCAGTATTGATAGAGTTTTGATAATCTTTGTTTGGATCACCAACATAAATATCTACTTGGTGTCGCTTGTTAGGTTTCTCTGTTAATACCGCAAAGTAGAATTTGCCGTTATAGTACGCTATATCTTCAATTTCAGTAGTTCTATTAATCTCGATGATTTGTTTTACTGTGCCAAATGGTGTACATTCCACCAAGCTACCAAGCGTTGCACTCATGATGCAGCCATTTAACATAAATGCACCATTGTTATTGAAATCATCGTATTCATAATCGACTTGATAAGTTTTTAATTTCTTAAAATCATCGTTGTATAAGTTGATTTCACGCAAGCGTTGTTGACCGCTAATAGGTACGATACTTACATAAGTTCTTGTGATTGGGTCATAGCCAATATTAAATACACGTTCATTTAATGTGATAGTGCGTTCATATTGCATGGTGTCCGCATCAAGTACTGTAAGGTTATTACCATTCTTCAAGCCGTTTGCAAGATAAATCTTGTTAGTGTATTTGTTGTAGCACATAGTGTTACAATGCCCCATCTTATCAGGGTCATTAAACTTATACGTGCCTACAATTTCAAACGTGGATGAGTTGAGTTCATATAATATTTGGTTGTTACCATCACCACTAATACAAGCTAACACGAATACATTCTTTTTATCATTGTAGGTAAAGCCTTGGCATTGGTTTACCTCATCGCCATATTGAATATTTTTAACAAATGCGATATTGCTTGAACCTTTAAGCATCGGTGTTTCAGTAGGATAGAACGGCTTGATATTGCTATATGTACCCATATCCATAACACTATCAACAGTATTGAAAGTTAGATGTTCATTGATTTTGTAAATACCATTAGGCACTAACAATATCTTATTTTTAAGATTGTCATTAGCACGTTTAAATGCTGCCGTATCGTCAGCTACACCATCACCAACCGCTCCAAAATCTTTAACAGATACGATGCCATACAAACTGTCTTTAGGTATAAACTTTGTGTCAGCTTCTGTTTTTGTAATTAAGCCGACGCCATTTGGTAATGCAATTTGTTCTGCTTTACTTGCTGCGACTTCTGCACGTTTAGCAGCATCTGTTGCCTTGATAGCGTTACTGGCAATAGATGTTTGTTTATTATCAATGTCGGTTTTTAAATTGCGTGCTTGACTGACTAACTCATTAATATCTCGTTTATCAACAGTTGTCTGTCCTGCGTAAGCCTTTGCATCTCTGACTAATCGTTCTGCAGTAGCAACATTAGTTGAGGATGTATCAAGTGCGGTATTAGCCGTTGCCAATTTATCATCAACAGTTGATGCAATCGTTTTGATTTCTTCACCTAATCGGTTGATAGTATCTGCATTAGCATTAATCTTATCGGACTTTTCGGAAATTACATTCATAGCATTAATGGCATCATTAGCTGCCTTTACAGAACGCTCAACAATATCTTTTGCAACTTCATTTGCGTTCTTATCGCTATCCACTCTAATTTTTAAGGAGCGGTCTAGTTCTGCTTTCATTTCTTGTAAAATGAGTATGATCTTATCGGTTGCGTGTTCGATGTTCTCGAATGGGTATTCATCTGGTAAGTCCATATCTTGTGAAATAGGTGTTCTACGCTCTAAGATAACTTTTTGCCCTACCGCCAATGCATCGCCATTCGCTGGGTAAATTACCGATTTGGTGTTCTCGTCATAATCGATATTACCTACTTGTACCGCCTCTGTACCATCTTCATCAACGATAGTTAGTTTAATATCCTCGATTTGTACAAAATCATAAGGGAAAATAAACTTTTTATTTCTCCCATCACATTGATACACTACAGATGGTTTTAGTACTTCTGGTGTCAATTTAACATCCCCTTTCAGTTGTATATAAATAGGACTACCCATTATGGATAGTCCTTATTTATCAATGTTTCTTTTTATCTTTTTTAGTTTTTAATCTGCGGTCAAATACAATAGCCATGATCACATCCTCTAGTTTTGCATCTGTATCGGTGAACGCATATTTAGCTAATGTCCATAGTCCATCTGTAACAGTATCACTAAAACCAGTTGCCCTGTTAGCTAACTGACTAAGACTTCTACCTAAATCAATACCATCTTTTTTGTCGGACATAATAGCGTTACCTACATCATAAAATTTCTCTACGATGCTTAAAGCCATAACACTATTACCTTTATTGAATGGTCTTTCACCCAAAATGTATTTCATAGCCATATTTGACATATCACGGATGATTGGTACACCCATAGTACCTTGTGAAACTAACTCTTCGATAAATGACTTAGCTAAATCTTCAGGCTTATCATCATCGCCATTCGTCATAGCTTTGTAAGCCATCATGCCTATTGCTGGAGCTACCAATGACCACCATAGCATTTTAACGAACCTTGCATAATCGCCATTATCCTTACGTGCATAGTTGCCCTCTGTGATAATGTTATACAACGTGTTAGCGTAAGAATAGAACGGAACGAATAATTGAGTGAATGTAGAACGTGAACGTTGAATAGCAGCAGCATCCTTTGTATCACCACTACCAAATATATCTCGGACTGCTCTGTCGCCAGCCTCAATAGATTGTTGCTCTATCCATTCAGGACTTGCACCCTCTTTGCTCATGAGTTCCGCTTGCTTTTGATCATATGCAAATTTCCATACAGGAATGGATAATGCAAAGTCTGTTTCCGTAAGTAATCTAAACCCCATTTGGTTTATATCATCACGAACATTTGCAAGTTGTTCTACCTTATAACCACCAATATTTGTATCACCTAAACGCAAGCCTTTACCGCCAATAGATAAGCCTTGTTTCAAGTCTTTATCCAAAGTTTGAACACGCTCACGCATGAAGATTGATTGTGCTAACACAAAATCTCTAGTGTTGTTATAAGTGGTTGTGCCATGTCCATAGAACCCTAACCCAGCATGATTAACCGCTCTAATAGTATTGCCTATCCCTATGCGATAAAACGCTACTGGAATGTTTAATGCATTTTGTAGTGCTACTGATACCCTACCAGCCATGACTGCAGTTGTTGTATTCTTTTTCAACGTAAGAATTAAGCGGTCAATATCGTTTGTTTTCGCTGGTTCATCCTGCCAATTATCTCTAACCCAAGTACGTAAGAATTGGTAGGTATCAGCCCCAAACTTATCTACGATGTAGTTTTGTAGTTCACGATTAGAGATTAACTTATTAACATCGGTTACCGCTTTACGCATTGTAACGTGGTTAATCGCCTCTGTGATAGCGTTAGGAATAACATCAAAATCAAGTAACAATGATTTATCCTTAACCACATCTAAACGTGATTTAGTAGCGCTCATGCCACTTCCCCATACTGCATTACTACTAACCATAGTTTTTGCAATATCTTCAACTTGATTGTCGCTTACGGATGCATTGACTTTAGGGTTATACACGATAGGGAAATATTGCCCCTCAATGTTTCTACCACCGATAGTAAATGTTAAACCCTCTACTTTCTTTAATGGGTTACCATAAAGTTCTTCTTGAACCTTACTGCGTTCATCAAAGAATGAATTGATATGATCCCATGTGCGAATTACAAATTCCCAGTCCTTATCAGTCATATGTTCTTGGAACGCACGCTCAATTTCAACCTCGTTTGCTTTTGTGGTTTCCATTACACGTTGTCTGTTACTTTCCGTCCCCCAGTTAAGGGCAATCATGATAAGTTGTTCTTTGGTTAAGCCGTGTAACTCTCCAACTGTATACAAGTGGTCATTACGCATATCAAATAATTCACGCTTGGAATATATTCCTACATCTTTTGCTAATCTACGCATAGATACTTCTTTACGTTCATTGAACGCTTGCGTTGCTCTACTAATAGGGTCATAGATATATTTAACTGCGAACCCATTTTTACCGCCGCCCATTCGTCTTAGGAATGTTTCAACTTTAAGTAATGCTAAATGAAAACCATACAACTTACCACTTACAGCATCCATCTTAGTTTGGTTATTGAGTTTGTTGAATACATCACCCTCTGCGTTACCAAATGTTTCTGTAGCCTCGCCAATGATTTCTTGTACTGCATTTTCAAATGATACGCTATCGCCTTTATCATTGAGAATTGTTGTACCCTCATACTCATTTCTGCCATTCTTATACATACCAGTCATGAGTTCTTCTAGCGTTTCTAGTTCATTCATGGTGATAGAACGGAATGGCTTAGGTGTTTTAGAGTAGAACATCTCAACTATCCAAGGTTCTAATTGAACCATAGATTGTTGGTTAAGAATACCAACATCAGGATCTAGTGCAGCTAATACACTATTCATATCAAACCCATCAACAGGCAATAACCCATCATACTTAGTTAAACCCATTTGGTATGCCATATGGTTATAGAAATAACGCATATTAGGTTCAATAGCTATAGGGTTTTTAGGTCTAGTCATGCGTTGTAATTGTTGTTTCAATTTCAATCGCAACTTCTTGGACTTTTCAAAGTTTTCAAACGCTACTCTTGCCCTTGCTTGTTGTAGCATCTGTTCACGCTTATAGCCAAGCGCCTTATCAACATCACCTACCGCCAATGCTCTATCTGCTTTCTTACCAGCAGTTACGGCTTTATTTTGATACGTTTTAAACTGTACTGCGTTAGAGATAGGCAATGCACCCAACTCTTTTCTTGCTCGTTCCATGTAGTCTGAAATTGTACCAAGTCCAGCACCACGAATAGAACGTACATTGTTGATGCGGTTATTCAACATATCTTGTAAGCGTTTGATACGTTCTTCTGCTTTTTCTAGTTGCTTAGTAGTATCAGTCAATGCAGCATCTACTTTTTTCTTATCAGATTTAAGAATATCGTACTTAGTAGGCTTAACCTCTTTTTCGATTTCACTTAATTCTGTATCAATAGTTTCTGCGTTAGGGTCTAGTTTACGAATACGTTCTAATAATTTCCAGTTCTTCGCTAGTTCACGATTAGTAGACTTTTGAATAATCTTACTTTCTTCTTCCGTTAATCTCATTTGACCTTGTGTACTAAGTATGATTTCCTCTGCTATTTGCTCGTTGCTTTTGCCTGCATTGTTATCTTTCATAAACTCTGCTTTCGCATTGTCCATTTCTTGATTGATAGCATCGTTAAATGTAGCACCAGTTTGTTCTACTTCTGCTTTCTCTAATTCTTCAACAGATTTGTACTGTGTATCTTTCAACGCACTTTCACCAAACACATTGTATCGTTGATGCTCTTTGTAGATAGGATATTGCTCAATCAATCGTTTTTCGATTTCGATTTGTATTGCATCCTTTTCTTCATCCCATTCCTTGATAGGTCTATTATCAAGTTCTTTCATGAGTTTTCGCATCACACGTTCTTTTGCTTTTTCTTTTACATCTGCTATGTAAGACTGCATACGTGCTTGGTCTTGCTCGGATAACTGCTTATAGAGTTCAGTTTTTTCAAACTGTTCTAATTGTTGTTGCTCTGCGTATGCCTCTATATCCTCTTGGGTTGCGATCATACGTGCCATAACATCTTTAATATCAGCTGGTACTTCACCACCTAATCGTTGAACGCTACGATAAATGTATGTTAGCCATTTGGAGAATTGACGGAATACTCTTTGCAATGCACTTGTTGGTGCTTCACCACTTCGCAAATAGCTTTCCCAACCTCGTGCGAATTTCTCATGTGCTTTCGTATTGTCTACGTTTTCACCATCAACCCAACCGCTCCACTCTTTCAACTTGTTCCAATCTGTTACAAGTTGCTCAGGTGCGTTTTCCATAGATGCTAATTTTTGTAGATCATCAAAGAAAACATGACCCATCTCGTGCAAGAATGTACTTCTATCAGCAGTTTTGAAAATGCTGATGATGCGTTTACCATCTTTCATGATTTCGGTCATACCATTAACGGATTGATTGTACTTTTCAATGATGTTGATTGCCTTATCATCGAACACTACATAGCATCGTCCATCTTGTTCGCCATCGTAGTATATGCCTTTTATACCGATGCTATTTAAAAATTCACTAGCCTTTTTAGCATTTTTCACATTGTGAAGATTAAAATGTTCATCATTGCCAAGTGCATGAGATAAGAATGAATACAGCTGTTTACCATCAATATTTGTTTTCTCTAATGCACCATATACATCAGTCTTAACATTCGAGATAGCTTTTTCTTCACGTTCTCGTTCGACTTGTTTTTCTTTTTCATATTTTGGATATAACTCATTTCTAAACTTTTCATATACATTTTTTAATAGTTCATCATTACTAGCTATGGTGTCAATATCTTCTTCGATGCCTACTGTTTTTAAAAATCTATCAACATTTCTTTTTTGAATTTTATTGATGTCATTTATTGTTTTATTTTTGTTATGTAGTTCAGATATTATGTACCCTACATCCATAAAGCGCGTGTATTTATTTGTCCATTCATCACCAATAATAGACCCTTTGTGATATTTAATTAATAGACTTGTAAAACGTTCTAGTTGTTCTTCTGTCATTTTATGTAATCCGTTTTTCAAGCTATCTCTTACATATCGACTATATCCAGAAATAGGATATTGCTCTGGTAATAACTCTGTTTCATTTGGTATTTCTACTTTAAATAAACTGCTTTTGTTAGAGCCTTGTTCTTTACTCAATACCTCTTTATACAGTTTGGACACTTTTTTATCTTTAGCAAAATACAAACCCCAACCATGTGCTTGATTACCCTCACCAGTACCAATAGCACCTAAGTCAAATGTGTCAAAGTCATGTGGCGAACCATGCCATGCGGATTGATAGTACTGATAGTTATATTTTTTACGTAGCTTGTCTAAATCTTTTTCGTTTGGTATACTATTATTAATAATAAACTGTTTAGTAACCGGTTGGGCCATTTGTTGCCTGCTACCCGTTACTAGACGGTTTATTTTTTTTGTATTCGCATATAACAAGTTGCCATTTGCGATTTGTTGATTATACCAATTGATATTATGTCTTGGAGTAATGGTTTTAATTTTATTTATATTTGTTCCATTAGCAGTTTTGGTAAATGTAACGACAACTTGGATATTCTCACCGTTTGCATTTATATTTGGGTCGCCGTTTTTAGCGTACATATCTAATACAAGGATTGCTTCATTAGGAACCGCTTTTTGTGAACGACCATTATAATTCTTAAATACAGCAACTGGATTAGCTATTTTTTTAGGTAATAATTTGATGTCATCAATTGATATTTGATTAGCATGTTTCCCAGTAATTACTTTATGAATTATGCTTGGGTCAATCATGACAGCACCATCGAATCCTAACATTTGTAATACGAGTGGAGAATCCATTACTTTAACAGTTCGATTAATTTGTTTTCCGCTCAATTGATGATCAACAACTTGCCCCCAATTCTTTATATCCGACGCCATTTTTTGTTGCATTATTACAGATTGTGCATAGCCATCTTCACCATTAAAGATAGCATTCATGTTGATACGCACGCTATCACGCAAATAGTCCATAGCAGTATAACCGCCTTTACCCATTTGTCGCATATATTGTGCCATTATATCAGCGTGTTGTGCCATCAATAATGCATTTGCTTTTGCAGTTTCACGTTGTTTTCTATTTGTGCTTTCACTAATAGCTTTAACTACTTCGTTGTACACATCATATCCACTTTTAGATAATTGCATCCGTAACGCTATGTCATTGTTCGCCAATTCAAAGACTTTATCTTTCATAGCCTCTAAACTTTCGATTTGCATCAACATATGTTCCATATCTGCATAATGTGCATCAGATTGTGCTAATGCATCAGCATTACCATCAAGGCTTGCATTCGTAGTTGCTCGGCTATACTCATATGCTGCTCGTCTACGTTCTGCATTAGTTCGTGGTGCTTTACCGCCATTATTAGCTTTGTAATCAGTTAGCCATTGTGGTTCAATACCAGTACTTACCGCATCATTGATTGATTTGTCTGCATTGTCAAAGTCGCTTGCATATGTTTCTCTGTATTGCTCTTTTAATGTATGCAATAAGTTATTGAAATTACGCTTTATGTTTGTAGGGTCTGCCAATACTTGATTAAGTACTTCACGATCTATATCAGATGCACCCTCAAATTCATTACGTATAATATCATCCTTGATACGTTCCGCACGTTTAGATGTATCATCTTTCAATACAGATTTAGCTACATCTACTTCTTGTTTCGCACGTTCTAGAGTAGCCAATGACATACCGCCACGTGTAAAGTAAGAGGTTTGTTTTAAAGCCTCTACTGTTTCATCTGATAGGTTCATAGATACTTGGGCGTAACTACCAATAGGAATTTCAACAGGTGCATCCGCCTCAATAGCTGCTTTTACTTCCTCTTGTGTAACTAAGCCGTTATCTACCATATCACGGATAGCAAGTTGTCCATTTTCAGATTGTACTAATTCCGCTACATCTACGTATTGAGTTGATACTCCAACCTTATCGCCCTGTGCTTGTACGATTTTTCCGTATAGTTCAGGGTTTTCTTTTGCGATTTTGTTGGTAGTGCTATCCTTACGAACATTATCCATAATGACTGCGCCATTGCGGTTTTGCTCTGCTATGATAGCTGCTTGTTGTTGCTCTGGTGTCAACTTCTGAAAATCACGAAAAGCCTTTGCAGTACGTACACCACCTACTGCACCACCGATAGCACCAAACCCTATTACCGCTGGTAATGCTTGTTTCATTGCATCTAGCGAACCAATAGCAATATCGCCTACGCTATAATAACCCTCTAAGTCATTATCCTTGCGTGTTAGGTTATGTTGTACCTTTTCGTTGATATCTTGCAACCCCTCTTCAAAGAGTTCAGGTACACCAGCTTTAATAGAGTTTTTAGCCATTTGTGCAACAGTTGTTCCGATACCTCTATCAAATGTTTTAACAGTATCACCTACACCAGCACTAATAGCTTTTGCAATCATGCCTTTAGGTGCTACCGTTTTAAAGGCTTTACCCATAGCTGCGGTTGCTGCAAACTCAATACCAGCATCAATAGCAGCATAAGACATAGCGTATTGATTAGCCTCTTGGTCTGTGTATACACGATTGCCATTTGCATCTTTCTTTTGAATGAGTTCGATGTACTTGTTACCGAATGACATTTTATACATATTGTATGCCATGTCAGCACCGCCGCCCCATTTAGCACCAGTAGCAGCACCAGCAGCTGTACCTACACCCTCTGTAGCCAAGCCACCAACTAATGCACCAACGGCTGCACCTGCAACTGCACCTACACCACCTTGTTTAGCCATCATGTAGCCTTGACCAGATGTTGCACCAAGTACCTCTTCTAATGGACTTCCGCCATCTGGTCTTCTATAACTTTGTAAGTTGTTTTGTAATCGATTGACTTCATCGGTTAATTCGCTAATCTTTTGTGGATCAGATTCACGTGCTAACGCATAACCAACATCACCCAACTTCATTTGGTCATTCATCGCCCAAATACTTTGTTGCATCGCATCGAATACACCTTTTGTATTTCTTATCGATTCAAGATTATTTAAGGCTTGAATACCCTCGGCTTGTGAACTGTATTTTACCTTGTAGAGTTCTGGAAACTCATCATAAATATCTTGTAAAACTTGCCCTCGTTCTACACGTCTTGATAAATAATCAGCACGTTCAAAGGCTCTATCATCGCCAAACATAACAGTATCTGCACCAATGTTTAAAGTCTTAGCAATACGCAATGCTTCATTAGCACGTAATTGTTCGTTGTTATATAAAAACAATCGGTCTGTATTACTAACAAAGCCAGCAGGTAAAGCGTTAGGCAATGATTGTCCTAACTGACCTATCGCTTGAAACAGATTAGCTTGTTGTCCAAACGGCGAAACTGTTTCACTTCCATCTGCATTTTTAACATTGATAGGCGTGTTAGCTATTGTAGACAATGCATCTGCCGTGTTTTTAGCAATATTTGATACAGTATCTATTCCTGTGCCAATAGCCTGCCCTATAGGTGTTAAACCACCTACAGGACTAGACTGTACACCAGCGCTAGCAGTAAAGGAACGTGGACTATCCCCATGACCACGTATTAACGCTTGAAACTCCTCACGCTCTTTTTGATTAATATCAGCCATTTGTGTATCTCCGTTGTAATGCATTGTATTCTGATTCGTAAATATCTTTAGTTGAGCCATCTCTATATGTTACTCGGATATAGTGATTTCCTACTGGTTCAGCGTGTACAATACCTAATGCTTGATTACTTGCGCCACTTATTGTAGATGAATAATCATCTCCATCACCAAAATATGGTTTGCTTGTGCTACGCAATGTGCTTGTCGCTACTGCAGCATCAAAGATTTCATCTTTTTCAGCATCTGTAGGTGGTCTATGGTGTTTAATTTTAAACTCTTCAATACGACCAGCCATTTCTTGTTTAACACCATATTTAAAACTACCAGCCAATGTTTTATCTTCTGGCATAACTGTAGCAAGTTTATATTCATATGGTGTTAAATCAATGTTGCTAGCTTTTTTGTTGTTATCATCTATTTCAAGTAGTGATGCATCAAGTTCATCATCCATGATTTTATTAGGCAGTACACGTTCCGCATATGCTCGTGTTTGTTCGTAAGTGTGAGATTTAGCATACTGCTTAATTCCCCACTTTTCTTGCGCCGTCATTTTTAAACTTTTTTCATAAATTCTATCTAGCTTTGGTCTTTCGCTAGCCATTTTGCCACTCCAATATTCTTGTTCTTCTGGAGTTGTCGCTCCTGCTAGTTGGACTTGTGCATATTGGAACGCACCACTTACATCACCATTAGCTATCTTTTGATTTAAGATTGTTTGACCTGCTTGTAAGCGATCATTGATAGCAATCTTTCTGGTTTGTTCTTGTAGTGTATAGTAATTTTTATATGCCGCCTTAGCCTCATCTTCAGCTTTTTTGATTTGGTCTTCTGAATATTTAGGACTGCCACCGCTAGACATAGGTGCATTTCTCATCCCTGCTGAATAAATAGCTTCCGAATCTGTGTAATAAGAATTAGCTTTTAAAATATGCGCCCATGTGTCTACATCATTAACATCTTTTAGACCGTCATAATATTTTAAAAAACTTTGGACATAATCATCTGCAAAATCTTCATCAGTCTTATATACCTTGTAATAATTAGTGCCACCATCTCGTTGTCGGTTTTCTTCGCCATTCGGTTCGGCTTGTGTTAGTCCAGCATAATTTCTGTTTTCTGTTTGTAGCTTACCAAAATTAGCACTACCGCCTGTTTCGTGATAAAGCTGGCGGTATACCATTTCAGCGTTATAACCATATTTTTTAGAGATATATTGTGCGATTCCCCATAAATGAGTGTCAGCACCAGCACCGCTTTTTACCGCTTCCTCGTTTTGAGTTTCCATCTTTGCTCTAACATACATGGCAGCACTACTCATACCTGTATTTAAATCATGTCCATACATCTGATACAACTTAGCATATGTATTATCATCATTGACTAATTTGTTAATATTCATCTGACTGGACATTTTTTTATATGGCGTTAATACATCTTCACTAACAACACCACTTAATGAAGTCAAAAGGTTTTCGACTTTGGTTGAATCGTTTTCTGCTACTGCTCTGTCAAGTATTTGTTTCCCAGTTTGGTCTGTGTTAGCACGAATTTTTTCATTAATCTGTTCATCATCCAAACCTAATTCTTTGCCTGTTGATCTATATAAATCACCCATTAATGAAATTGTTTTCATTTGGTCTGCCATGTTATCAGAACGAATGGCTGAATCTCTTAGGTTAGTAATTTGGTTTTGAGTGGCTGTACTTAATGCCGTTTCATATTGACCTCGTGAATATTTAGAGATGTTGTTGTAATCAGTTGTTTTAGATGTTTCAACGGCTTTTTTAAATGCATTGATGGCATCATTGGTTCTGAATTTATATTTCTCCAATATATCCTTTTGTATTTTGTCTACACTAACATTATAGTCAGGCAATATAGATTGAGCATTCATACCTTTACGAATCATCAACCCATCTTTATCATCATTAAGTAATTTATTCGTACTATTATTAAACTCATTGATAGCGTTGGTTACATCGATATAATCTTTTCGTTTGTCGATTTCTATCCACGTATTAGTAGCATCTTGCAACGCTTTAGTCATAGCATTCAAACCACTTGTGTTACCACCATAAGCCATTTCGTTTACGTTAGCTTGCACACCGCCATTAATTGTGTTTAAGCGTTGATTGCTATCATAGCCTATTAACTTCATTAGATACCCCACCTATTATTTCTAATAGCACCTTTGGTTACGAATTTCATTTTAGGCATGCCAGCTGCCTCTAGTGCATCACTAGCTGGTGTGTAATAGTTATTACCACTACCTACATTTTGGCTTGCATATTGTTGTTTCAAACCATAGATACTAGATGCACCACTCAATATCGTACCTAGCATAGCCATTCTAGTTTGTTTCTTAGCATTACTTGCTGCTGCTCGTGCGGTGCTTGCCTCGTTGCGGTAGTTCATGCCATTAAGATATTCATTGTAGATACTATTATTTTTGTTAGTTTCCCAATTCTGAATGTCTTTGTTGTATTCGTCATAGCTACTAGCCATTAACTGTAATGGTGTACCATCCATAGTTAAACCACTTGCACCAGTTTCTGCCACGTTCTGCCCTTGGATAAGTCGCATCTTATCGGACATTTTATCTCGTTCTTGCAAGGCTTGGTCTGCTATTTGTTCTTGCTTGCGATCACTAATACGTGCGTTAGCCTCTGCTACCCTTGCTTGTTGGTTATACATTGCAGCTTGCGCCTTTCCCTGTTGGTGTTGCGTAAACAACGTACCAACCATACTCGCTGCAGTTAATGCAATAGGGTTACACATTCGCATCCCCCTTTCTCAATGTGAATAAAACCATATCCCCATCGTTAATATCGTAATGAATAACCGCACCTAAAGATTTTAGCCATCTAATGGTGCGGTGATTTTCTTTGTGTATGTAATTAAAAAGTACTTCCCTAGTTTGTAGCCATTCCCCAATGATATTTCTACTAACTTTTATAAATTGTTTTTGTAGTGTTAAACTACGTTCAAATTCTTTACTCCCCAAAAAGTAAATGCAATGCATCCCATTTAATGATGTGTTTGATACCCCATATACACATAATGGCTTGTCATTATCAATAACAATGCGACTTTGATAATCTTCCCTAAGAATATCGTTCACAAAGTCATTTTCGCTATAGTTTGAATTTTTTCGATTGATATATTTAACCTCTAAGGCATCTATTGAACGTAAGTTGATATATAACTCACGAATTAACGAAACGTGCTTAGAGGGGCAAATATTACATTCCATGAACATTTGGGAAACCACCGCCAATTTCTACCTCTCGTGTAACCGCTAATAGGTTAAATGGGAAAGGTTTTGAGTGTTTTATACAGATTTCTGTATTTGTATTAACGCTAGTTGCTATCTTAGGTAACACTATTACAGTATCACCAGTAAATAGCGTTTTAGGTTTTAAGATTAAATCATCTACATCATCAAATGTTCTTCCCACGCTACCACCATAGGAACGATATAACCGCAACGCAACTCGTGATATAGTTACCAGTCTACATTGCAATGTACCATCGTTAATTTGTTGCTCTACGCTAGGTATTTTGATTTTAGTAGTGTAAGGCAAACCAACAGTAATTACATTTGCTTTACCATCCAATTTAATAACACCAGTTGGTGGTACTTCCCTAGATGGCATCTGTTGTCCATCAACTACTATGTCTACCATTTGCCCTACTAGATGAGGTGCGTTGATGTAATCAGTCTTAATAGAATTAGCCACTTTAACATAGCAATCTAGAAACACATCGGAGTTATCCTCTGTGTACAATGGAATGCTACGTTCAATGCATTTAACATTTTTATTGTTGATAACACGATCTTGTTCACCCTCTGCAACGCTCTCTACATATCGATACTTACCATTCGTAACAAAGTGCGACCAACCATACACCTTTTGTTCTGGGATATAAGTTAAACAGTTAAGTTGTCCATCATCTCGAACGTAGTAAATAATACTGTCAGGGTCTTGTGCATATGCACTTGTAACCGCTACATGACCTTTAACCAATGTTTTAACAAACAATGTAAGGTCTTGCCCTGTGTAGTTATCACTCTCATAAGAGTAACCCATATCACGAACAGTACCGCCACGTTCTTGAACGAATACACATCTGTTACCGATAAACTGTGGTTCACATTTCAATGCACCACGTTGTGTTTGTGTTTTAAGATAGCAGTTAGTAGGTGTAATAGTCTTGCTCCCATCGACTATCCATTCGTTACCGCTAGTTAAAACGATTAAGTCATTAGCTGGTACTAGGTGCCTAATCTCATACATCTTGCGGTTGATTACTGGTAATGTAATTGCGCTATCATCTGTAATCGTACCGCCTACTTTCTCAACACCAAAGTTAGGATAATCACCAGTACGGCTAAACCATATAAAGTTAGGCTTGCTATCAGTAGCAGCCACCACAAATCTGTCTTGATAGAATGTACAAAGTTTCGGATAACCTCTACCTTTATTCCAACTCCCCAACTTCCATTGGTAACTAGGTTCACCCTCTTTAATACCATTCAGAACATTAACCTTTGCACTCTTAGCATTGGTTACGCTTTTAATCTCAACAATACCATATTGAGTGAATGGCATAATGGATAAGTCGCAATTAACAGAACCACCTTTAATATCAGATATGTATTTAAGCCTTGCACCAGCCTCTATCTTGCCTGTATCGGTTACGTTGTAGTCATTCTTGGATGTATACGTTCTGTAGTCTTTCCAAGTCTGTCCGTCATTGTTGGAAATCTGTAACTTGACTGTACCTTCCCATGTATCATGTGTTGTGAATTTCCATGATAGTTCTGTATCAGTACTAAACGCTCCAACATTGTAATTGATATTATTATAGGTCTTTTCTATAGATTGACCTTGCATATATCGTCTGACTTTTTTCTCTACAACTTCGCCTGCTGATTTAGTGTGAACCGCCTCAACATAATAAGCAATCTGAATTACACTACCTACCATATCAGATGTAAAGAGATCTTTAGTCGATGTGATTGTATCACCGCTAACAGTCAATGTATGCCCATTATCGGTATTAATATCATCGTAAGGTTGCTCGGTTAGTTTGTATGCACTCATTCGCCAGTCAGTATCACTATATCGTGATAGCGTTTGAATAGGGTACTTGCCACTACATATGAACATTACATCGCCACTTTGGATGCAGTTTAATTCACTTACAATGTCCGCCTCAAATGGTGTTTCTACTTCAACATTCGTATATACACCATTTCGCCATACTCTAACGTATCTTTCACCAAATTCAAGCATGAATGATTGGTTGCGGTTAGTTGTAAATTCAAACAGTCTAACAGGCTTATCATGGTGTTTAGCATAACCGATAAACTGTGAACCTTGCCTACGTGCCACCGCCCCATAAGGTCTAATTACCGCATTTTCAGCAAGCAATAATGCACTTTTATATTGTTCTAAGTCAAATCGACTAGATACATCAGGCGATACTTCGCCTGTAGTAAATGCGACTTGCCCTATAAATAGCGGTTGCATATTACCAACTCCTTGCCTTGATATAGTTAGAAACATAAGGCATATCTAATCTGCGTTCTTTTGCACTCATAGATTTTGCCTCTTGTAATGCAGCTTGATATAACTTGTATGATTGGTCAAACAAACCGCTATTGCCTGTTAGTGGCATTGCTAAATCAGATGCCATCTTACACACTAATGCTTTTACGAATATAGGGTTCATTACATCAGCATCGGTAATATCGTACACATAATCAATGTGCATCAATGGTACATCAGATACGATGTACTTTGTATTGTTATCAGTTAGGTATACATCATATTCACGTTGCTTTTCCGCTCGGTATCTATCACCCTGTGGAATAACCGCAAGGATGCGAACACACTTTTCAGGATATGCATATACATAACCCCAGCCATCAATCTTATGTTCAGATAACACCGCTCGTTCACGCTTTCGTGCAAAGTTCCACTCAAACTGCTCTAACAATACTCTACGTGTTAGATCATAATGCAATCTGCATTGTCTAGCAGGTTCTGTTTCTTCCGTCATTGAACGAATGCGCCCTGCATTGATAAGAGATAATGCTTGATTACAAATATCAGTAGGTGTCATTTGTTCCACCTTTCTATAAAAAAAGAGGGATGCATAAGCACCCCTCGTTCAATTATTCAGCAGTTTCTTCCGCTTTCTTACCACGTTTCTTTGGTGTAGGTTCTGCCTCTTCGACTTCCTCTACTTCTGCGGTTTCTTCTGCACCAACAGTTTCAAACAAATCTTTGAAGTAGTCTTTATCATATTCAGCTACTTCATCTTTTGTAAATTCAACTGTTGCGCCCTCTTCAATTAACCCCTTTGTATTGTGATACAAAGTTACTTTTGCAATATACAACATATTAGCCACCTTATTTAATATTAATACCACTTGTTAAGAATGCGGAGATAGTACCACCAGTCATATTGTTTGCATTGATGCGGATGTATTTCTTACCGCCATTAGCCAAACGCACTTTATATTCTGTGCCAGCTGGTGCATTAGCTACCATTGTAATGCCATGTAACAATACCGCATTAGCCATGTTATCTGTATCAGATGTGTACACGTTAAACAATGGTGTGCCTGTAACTGTTTTATCGATGCGAATTACAAGGAATAAGTTAGGGTCTGCATCGCCTGTACCACTCATAATTACATCGGAGTTAGTGTTAGCTGTAATATCTTTTTTCCAAAAGAAAGTATTTTGAGTATCAATAATCATATATCTTTATCCCCCTATTAATTAAGCAGTAACTCGTGCTTCTGTGGAAAGCAATGCATCGATTTTGCGTACAGGAATACCATTAGCACGTGTAACCATTTTGCCCATTTCCATATCTTCTGTGATTGTAGAACCATGTACTTTGTTCTTTTGTAAACGTAAGAATGTACGCAATTCTTGGTTCATGTACCAAACAGGACGGCAGCCTGTAAGAGATTGCATTTTTTCTTCTGCACGGATCATTAAGTTAATCAAGTTAGGACCTGCGGAAATATCTTCCTTAATTGCTTTCATATCGATATTAGCGATACGTACAACATAGCGCCAATCACGAACGCACAAACCGATGTTTTGTTCAAAGTGAGTACGATATGCCTCGAATAAAGAACCATCAGGTTTAGTAATTGTTGTTTTGCCTTTATCTTCTTGTTGCAAGCCAGCCTCTGTACCACGTGGATAGATACCATGTACAGTAAGCGGACCCCAACCTACAAGCCACATAGATGCAAGGTTTGCAGTACCGCCAGCATCGATAATGTTTTTAGCACTATCAGCTTTCTTAGGGTCTAATGTATTGAAACGTGCGGATAAACCAACAAATTTTTCAGGTGTAGTTTCATCACCATAGAAAATAGTACGTGCGATTTCTTGACCCATAGCCTCAACGAATGCAGCATCTTCTGTAGCACGGAATGCTACAGGGTCATTAGACAATTTAACCAACTTAGCATCTACTTCAGAGTAAGCCTCTAACATACCGCAAGTATCTGTGATTTGTTTTGTAGTAGATTTGCTAGGTTGTACACCACCATAAAGCATGCGCCATGTAGCTTCAGGTAAGCCAGTACGTACAGTTGTTTTATTAGATGTACCATCGTTACATTCAATCATGGTCATGTCTTGAATGATTTCGTTAGATTGGTTTAATTGTTCAATGATTTGTGCGATTTTTCCGTTAGGATCCATACGCTTTTGCAAATCAATTAAAGTAGGGTTTTGTGTTCCGATTGTAGCCATAAATTATTTTCTCCTTTTATTTTTTGAACATACTCGGATAAAGATTGCGTCTGATTGCATCTTCTGACTGCGTGCCACCAGTTGGTTGACCGCCACCTGCGTTACTATCTTCTGCAGCCATATCAGCGATTTTTTCAAACACACGGATAACTTCGATACGATTGCCTAAGCCGTTTTCAGCTAGAATTTCACGAATATTAGGAATTGTTTTTTCAATCAACTCAATACCTGCACCTGCTTTAGCCACAGTTTCATCAAATTTATTTCCTAATTCTTTAATTGCGTTTTCTTTGTAGCTTTCGTATTGTTCAGCTAACGCTTGTTGTTTTTGTGTTTCGTAAGCAGTTACAAGGTCTGTAGCATACTTGTTACCAAATTTAGCTAACTCTACCGCTTGCTCTTGCGTAGCACCTACGCCATTAAGCATTTTAGAAAACTCGTCTGCGATTGATTGGTCTACTTGACCGCTATCAAACGCTTTCGTGAAGTCATACACAATAGGTTCTGTAGGCGGTTCTTGGTTACCGCTTGTGTCAGTACCGCCACCTAAGATTGTGTCTTGTTGTTGGTCTTGTGTATTCGTATCTTGCGGTGTACCACTTTCCGCACTACCTGTGTCAATATTCGTGCCTTGTTCTAATTCTTCTGCCATGTGGTTTATTCACCTTTCTTTTCTAAATCGTTAAACAATTTCTGTTGGTTGATATATTCAAGTTGTGCTTGATGATATTTAAGTACACCCTCAACACCATCACCGATAGCGCCAAGCATTTGCATATACTTTAGACCTACACTTCTTTTACCCTCATTGAAAAAGGTTTCTGAATTGCCAGTAAACGAACGCTTTAGAACGTCCGTATTGTCTAAAAGCCTACAAAAAAACCACCTACCAAGTTCAGTACTTAGTACGTGGTTCAACGCATCAATATCACGATCACGAATATAATCTTGTTTTGTTTTCATCTACACCCCCATACCCATTAACTGTTGCATTACTGGGTTTCCGTCATTGGCTGCATCTGTTGCTTGTTTTGCTGCTCCAGCCATTTGAGGTGCTAATTGTGCCATTTGTAATGCTTGTGCTTGTTCCTCTTGCTCTTGTTGTGCTTGTTGTTGTTGCGCCATGATTTGTTGATACTCATCATTGGAACGAATAACCTTAATCGGTACACCAAGATTTACGCCGTAAATATCCGCCGCCTCTTCAAAGTTGAATTTCTGAACGATGTTAGCATTGCCCTGTGCTAATGACATAATGAACGCATAGTATTGTTCAATATTCACCAAGGATGACATTTTCTGTGCTTGTGCTAATGGTGAGATGTATTCAATCTTTACATCTAAGCCATTTAGCATTTCCGCTACATCATCGTCAATCGGTGGAAATATTCCAGCTCTATCCAAGATGCCATAAGTACGCTCGATTATAGGGTTTAAAAACTCACTTTGTAAGCGTTCAACTACAGGGCCTAACTGTTGCATCTTCTCTTGTGTGCGTTCCATAACCTCACGTGGTCATTTGCCCTGCATCTAGGTTATCAAGCATTAAGAATAAATCAGCACTATAGGCACGTTTTATACTTTCAGATACAAACTGTATCTTAGCTTGTACATTCGCAACATCAATTCCTACATTGAATATCGGTTCAACTTTACCGCCTGTATCAACTTCCGTTACACCGCCTGGAAATAGATTTACACTACCAATCACATCGGATGTAGCACTCATAGGTGGTTTAATACCTAATTCAATAGCCGTTACTAGGTCTTTCTCTAAGAGTTGTAACATCTGTGCATCGGACTGTGCGAACCATGCACACCCTTTACCATAACCGCTTAGATCATGTGTGGTGTGTCTTGCAATAGGAATAGGCCACTCTTCAAAACCACTATGCCGTAGCACTTCATCGGAGTTGCTCCCCTCTATCCAATATATAGATGAGTAAGGCATATTCTTATTACCTAGTTTTCCATTACGGTCTTTGTTTGGCATAACCAACCAACACACAACATGAGTTGTTGCATTACCTTTGCCATCGTCATATTCACGTTTGACTTGTTCGGTACAAGCATCATACCCAAAATCTTCAACCAGCTGGTCTGCGGTCATTCGATATTTTCTACCAAATGTATTAACTTCACCATTACTTCCACACTCAAACGCATATGTTCCTATAGGGTAGGATGTAAACCACACACCATATTTAGGGTTTGGCATGATTGACATAGGCGATTGTCCAAACGGCAATTCCATATATGTTTGATGTGCCACGTTGTAAAAATTAGACTTAGCAAACACTGCATAGAGTATCTCTTCACGTTCGTCTAATATCTTACTAACTTTACTATTAGCTGCTAGTTCAGTATTCTCTAATGTTAGCTTGAACCACTTTCTACTAGGTGGTGTCATGCCACTCATTACACCACTAGCGAATATTTGGCAGCTTTCCCAAGCCACACCATTATTAATCTTATCGGTGTATACCTTTGATTGGTCTTGTTCATCATCAAATAACCCAAGGAAAGGTAGTTGATAATCTCGAATATCTTTCCACCTAGATATGTACTTCTGACGATTATCGAACATAGACTTAAACTTCGCTTTGATTTTGCTATAGTCTTTCTTCTGCGGTAGTTTGTCAGTTGGTTGTCTAGCAAGCGTTGATAGGATAGTTCCTTGCATATCTAACCCCCTAATGTGTTTTTAGTGCCAGTTGCCGTAGATAAGATAGTACTTTCAAAGCCTTTCTTACCTTTCTTTTTCTTCATATACCAATCTTCACCAGTCATTGTAGTAGCATCATCTGTTTGTACAGTTGGTGCTGGTGCTGGCATTGGTGTATCAGGCCTCTTATTTTTCATGCACATTAAATCACCCCTTATCTTTTAAATGGATCATACTCTGTGTTAGCATGAACCCTACTCCCTACATTCACTTTTTTATTGACCCTGAACGCAAAGGTCAAGGCTAATGCATCGCCTTTATTCGGAGATGGTAAGCCACGTTCTTTCATATCTTTCTTGCTTTCAAGTTGTATTCGTCCGTTTTTATCGATGATAGCCTCTGGGCTTGTTAAATCATCATACAAGCCTTGGTCATTAGGTGGAATAGAACCGCCCTCTTTTAGCCAGTCTTTCATCTCACCCCACATATACGCTCTCATGTTGAGGTACATATTATTAGGTGCTTTACCACCAAAGGCAACTAACCGCCATCGTCTACCCATTGATTTACCGATACTGTATATACCAGTTCCGTATCCTTGGTCAATGAACACCGCATCTGCTTTGTACTCATCCTCGAATTGTGCTATTAGGTTAGCCATACGCATATCATCGTCATTCTTTTCAATGGTTGCTAAACACTTCATCGAATAGCCTTGTCGCATAACGATTTCTAACGTATCGCCACCAGTCCACGCTGGGTCAACTCCGATAATTGTCGGTAAGTTAATAAAATCAGTAGGCTTATATACTCTTTTCTGTGCCTCGTCCACGATTGATGCGGAGATAAACTGTGTATCAGATGCACTAGGGAATAACCCTCTAACACGCACCTTTACAAAGTCGCTATCCTCACCATGAATATCAACCCATTCTTGCAACTTAGCTTTGTTTGAAATCTTAACTGTTCTACTATCTATTTGATATGTAGTCCAGTAGTTACGATGTTTTCTAAAACATTCTCTAAACCTACCACTATTACGTGTAGGGTTACCAAACACACACCATATAATCTCTGTTTCTTTATCTGTCAATGCACCCTCTGTTACTTCCCATATCTTATCGGAAATAGCTGATGCCTCATCAAAGATGATAAGAATACGATTACCTTGATTGTGTAGACCAGCGAATGCCTCTGGGTTGCTTTCGCTCCACGGAATAGCATCTATCCGCCATGTCTTTTCATACTGTTTATCAGCACTAAACAATGCAGTAGCAGTATAGGTGAATAACTCTTTACCAATGAACAAGTTGTACCACTTATTGAGTTCCGCCCAAGTCTTAGACTTTAACTGTGTATCAGTATTAGCGGTTACAACTCCACGTGTGTTTTCATGTGTAGCGATAGCGAATAATATCAACAATGAAGAAAAAGCGGACTTACCAATACCATGACCTGATGCAACTGCAATTTGTATTGCCTTAGCTAATGACTTCCCCTTGCGTAGTTCTTCACCTCTTTTCTTGAAAGTCTTTACTTGCCATTCATCAGGGCCATCAAAGTTTTCAAGTGGTGTTCCTTTTTCTCCCCAAGGGAAAGCAAAGTAAACAAAGCCTAATGGATCATGAGTAAACGAACCCAACGCATCAATCAGTTGTGCCTTGTTGTACTTCATCTGATTTCACCCTTGCTTGTTTCATCCTGTCGGATATATCGATTTCTATTTCTGCATCTAGTTTTACTTTGTCAGTAAATAGCATATGCCGTTTACCTAACAATTCAGCTGCCTTAGTTCTATCTGCTACAGATACATCTAAACCAAATGCATCTTTTTCTTCGCCACACATAACCCTAGTTAGATACTCCAATACTTCATCAGCAGTTGCGATTGTATTTTTACTACGCTCGTTCATGACTGCATCTATATATTGGCGCACCTTAGGTTTTCTTAGCATTTTACTTCCTGTTACACTTGCACTATTTTCTGCATATCCAGCCTTAATAGCACTCTGTGTTGCGTTGGTAGTCTTGATATACTCATCTGCAAATATACGTTCTTTTTCTGTTAAGGTGTTAGCATCTGCCATATATCAATCACCACCTTTATATGCTTTAACTAAAAAAAGTAACACCTCGTGTTGCTTGGTGCCACTGTACTCACTTTCTTTTTTATAGAGTTGTTTAGGTTTAAATGTCTTCCCCTTTTTGTACTTGTGAGGAAATGTAAGTTTATATTCCTCTTCCGTGTACATTCGACTGACAATATATATCTTGCAAGGCTTATCATATTTGCTCCATGATTGCCTTACATCGACTACATATCGCCTGCCATTCATTTGTAATGCTTTAAGCAATTTTTTTATTGTTGGCTGATAATTCACATCCAACACCACACAATACCGATTAAGATTAGTACCGCACATACGATAGCCAAACCATCGATGAGTGTAATCATTGTATCGCCACGATGTTCATAAGCATATTTAGCTTTAGCCTGTAGGTCTTTATTGTTCAAGTCCTTGGCTGCTTGTTTGAATAGTTTTCTATCTTCAATGAATTGTTTGATTGCTTTAATCATTTCAGCACTTCGCCACCTTTCCTTTTTAACTTGCCATGTGATCTAACACATAAGCCATAATTGCCTTTACTTGCACCACCACAAGTAATATATGTTTGACACAAGCCATCATATTCTATTGTCTTTGCGGTACACACTCCCTTTTTGTTGTTCAAGCATTTACTTTTACAACACAAAACATCCGTCATAATCTCCCCTTTATGATAGATTTATACAAAAATTGGAGTATATCGCCGTGGATATACCCCAATTTGTGATAAGTTTATTCATTTTATTTATGTTAATTATTCAAAACCAAAGTTATACCATCGCTCTCTTGTCGATGTAACACATAGGAATTAGCATTTCTTCTAAAACTCTATATCGTGTTAAGTACCTAGGAAACAAATATAACTCCAGTTTTCAATAATCACTCAAAACTAGGTGCGTTATTGATGACATGACAATTTATGCTTTTTGAGGTTCAACTATGAATAAGGAAAAACAAAGTTGGAAAAGAAAAACACACCTAGTTTTCAACAATCATTACACACTCAATACCAACAACTAACATTTTGATGGATCGTAATCGTGTTAGGTTAAGTAACAACAAGAATATGAATAAGTTTCTTTTGGAGGCTGCTAGTTGTCAGTATTCAATGTGTATAACCAATTAGGGCAGGTTCATATCTTTTAGGTTAATAATGTATAAGCTATATATTGTGAGGATATTCGACCCACCCTTATCAGTTAGCAGTAAATTTACATATAAAATTTTGTCATAACACATACTTCAAAATTGAAATTAGAAAAAAAGTATAGTGTTTCACTCACCAAATCAAATATGGTTGCGCTGCTACTCTGCGACCGTTAGCGCTATACGTTCCATTTCGCCCATATACAACAAAGGCGCACTCTTATTTGGGTGCGCTTGTTGTTGTGTTTTGATTTGTCCTAAGGAAAGAGTGAGTAGTAGTCGCTTAGTGGCAACTTCTACATATATATTATACCTAATAGCAAACTATAGGTACACGGACAATCACGGACATTTACAGACATTATAGGACAAGTTTTTGTCCAAATTCCAATAGCGCCTTTTGTTTGTATCGTTGTGCTTGTTTTTCTGAGTAATTACCAATCATCTTGTACGCATCCTCTGTTGAGTTGTTAAGAATAAACTCATATCGCAATATGATTGCCCCTAACTTTTCGTTTAATGCATCAACACGCTTGATCGCATCGATTTTCAAATCGGTTAATTCATCGATACGTTTATTTCTTTCTGCTACAGTATCAAGGAATTTAGCCATGCTACCATCTAAGCCTTGCGGAGTTCCGCCACCACTAACCCTATCTTTTGAATAATCGATTGCACCTATTGACATCATATTACTTCTCAATAGGTTAATCTCTTTTTTAATAGACTCGATTTGAGTTTCTACTAACTTAACTGGTTTCAGATACTCAACCGCTTTTTCTATTAGTTTCTTTTCGTCTAATTCGTTCAAATATTACTCACCACCAAACATAACACCAGCACCAAAGATAATTAATATAATACCAATTATCGCCTGTACGAATAACATTCGCACACATCCCTCTTCAAACGTATCAAAGGCATCGTTTAAAATCGCTGCTAAAAAAGACGAAATACCTAATATCATTCCAATTGTAATTAAATTTTCAGCCATCTGTTTATACCTCTGCTAGTTTTGCATAGTTCCAAGACATTACATCTTCATCATTATTAGTACTCCAAGATGTTGTACCGCATAACCAAGCATATACTTTACCATCTTTAAAATATGCAAAATATCTTTTCTCCCAATCATTTTGTTCATTTGCTTTAACCAATATAGGTGTATCAACCTTTACTTTAGACCAATCAACAATGCCTAATTCCTCTTCGATGCTAAATACCTCATTTGGTTTTAGCTTAGGCAGTATTTTTATAAACCCAGTTGCACCAATACGCTTTTCGCAACTACTTATCCGTACTTCATCCACATCATCAAACATGACTGGCTTTTCATTCGTTAGGTATATGTTATCGTAATTATCCGCAACAATATATCTCCATCCAGCATCATATAGCTTTTGAAACAGCCACTCCATACCTTGTTCATCTGTGATCATACTGTACCCACGCTCCTCTATCCTCATTCCATCTAAATTCAACTACATCATATAGTTCAAAATCATCTATGTTTTCACTTGCTTTACCGATATAGAACATATCTTCTTCACTCTCTACCGCAAGCTGGCACAAGAAATCAAATGCATCTTGATAACTTTGAGGCGCTATGTAAAAATCGGAATGTTCTACGTAACCACTATAATTTGTCATCTAACAATATACCTTTCTGACATAGAGTTGTAGATTTGGTGTTTTATTTTAAGAGTAATCTTTTCAACAAAGAAATCTAATCTAAAACATTGTTCAATCTCAAATACTGTTGATAATTCTGTAATAGTCAAACCAGAAAACTCATATATGATTTTTACACTACCATCATTAACTTTAATTTCAGGTTTTATTATCGTATCAGCTATAACTATTGTTAATGCACTAGCTAATAAATCAAAATTAACTCTTCTCACGCTCACCTCTTATGATAGGGCGGATATTTCACCGCCCATATCCCTACTCAATCAACTATCTTAATGTAAGCACAACTATTACATAAAAGATTATAGTTACTATCAAACCACCAATAGACATATAACCAATCATGTTATTCATCTTTCGGTTTGTTTCCCTAATGCGCCTTTCACATTCTAATTTGTTAGCTATATACTCGCTTTCATAATTAATTCGTAAAATTGCTAGTTTTAACTCTAACTCTTGTTCTCTAGTCAATCGTTCTCTAGTCAATTCATCCATTATTTGTTCGCTTTCAACTCTTCCACTTCCGCTACTAATTTAGTAACCAATGTTTCAAGTTCTTTGATTTTTCCTTTGTGGTTCAACTCATATTCAGAACCTTTGCCTAATCTGAAGTTCACACTAGCATTTACCATTTTTTCAGAACCTAATGTACCACCTACGCTAAACATTACGTGTTCATTTGGTGCGTAGAAACCGCCTAACGCTACTGCACTATGTCCTTTGTAATGACCATAACCAACGGAGAATGTCATTTTATCGTCTTTGTTGTAACCAAGATAGTGCAATGCGGATAACGCTGCATTCGCTGCACCAGCCTTACCAATTTCACGTTCTACGTTGCGTGTCATGCCACGTTCTAAACTTTCAATTCGGTTTTCATGATTTTCCAACACGTTCGCATGGTCTACCAAAGTTTGTTCGTGAGATTGTAATTGTTGTTCGTGATTGTTAATGATCGTTGCATGATTGTTGATTACTGTTTCATGGTGATTGATTGCATCACGATTTGCCTTAATGTTGCCAGCATTTACTTTGATAGCATCTGTATTATCTTGAATGGCTTTAGAATTTGCCCCTACACGCTCGTTTGTAGCATTAATGGAGTTAGTAATCGTTGTATAGTTATTATCCACCTTGGCGGTTAAATTCTTGATGTTATTTACATTGCGGTCTACACGGATATTCAAGCACTTAATATCTTTATCGTGTTTCGCTAACTTAGCACCCATAGATGCGATTTCATCGTAAGCAGCGTACAACTGACTGCCGTTGACTGCATCTGTAGATGCTGCATCAACTTGTCCAGCTGCAACATTTGTGATTTGGCGGTTATAGTACTTCACACCACCAAACCCAGCTCTATTTTTAGAACCTACACTCACTACAGATTGAGGGTTCTCACCTGCGAATACGTGAGTTACCCCATTCAACACTACTTGTTGTGTAGGTACTGGGTTATCAGTAACAGAGTTCGTTCCTAGCGCCACGCTGTTACTTTTGTCTGCGATTGTGTTGTTACCTACTGCGTAAGCATCCCATGCAGTAGCTTTACCATGAGTGCCGATAACTGTTGCCCCCTGACCTGCGGTTTCAGAGTTAGCACCAATTACCACTTGTTCTTGGTTGCTATTTGTTTTGTTGTTATAACCGATGATGGTTGTTTGGTTCGCACTTACTGTACCATTGTTAGAACCGATAACTGTTGTATCATTACCGCCAACTTTATTATCTCGACCTAAAACGATTGTGCTTGTGCCTGTAACTACTGTATTCACACCTAATGCTGCGGAGTTATAACCGCTAACTACTGGTGCAGTAGTATTTGGTTCTACTTGACCTACCACAATACCATTTGCAAATGTGCTACCTGTAATTGTTGCCATAACCATTGTTGCTAATACTAATTTGTTGTTCATGTTAATTTCTCCTTTTATGTTAATTAATTTATTAAACTTATTTACCTGTGCTGCCATAACCACCAGCACCACGTTCTGTTTTGCTTAGTTCATCTACTTCTACTACATCGACCAATTTGATTGGCACGATGATTAGTTGTGCGATGCGATCACCTCTAGCTATCGTGTAATTTTTACAAGAAACATTTTCATACACGATACTGATTTCACCTCTATAATCTTCATCGATTATTCCAACGCTATTGGCACATCGTAGAGGTGTTTTACTCATGCTACTTCTTGGTGTTAATAACCCCATGTGGTTTTGTGGTATCTCAACCGCCACACCTAGTGGAATTTGTCTTTTACTATCTGCTGGTATCGTTACACTAAACGGACAATATAGGTCTAACCCAGCTGATACTTGTGGTAAATCTGAATTTACCTTTCCCCTAGTTGGTAGTTGTGCATACTCATTAACCAACTTTACTTTCATTTGTTCCCTCAAAATTCCACACCTTTCATTTCCAATGCACGTTTTACTGTTTTATAATCAGCACCAACTTGTACACCAATACTCCTTAATGACATTCCAGCTTGATGCATTTTCAATAATGAATTGCCATCTAATTCACTAGCTCGTGTATATGTCTTTTGTGGCTTAGTTCCTACCAACCCTAAACAAGTTAATGTTCTACCAGCACTTATATTTCCATAAACACAAGCTGCTAGTGCAAGCCAGTTTAGGTTATTGTCAGGCACAAACTCACTTATATTAACTGCCATTTTCGTTACTCCACTCACTTTCCTTATATATACGGAAGAAATCATCCGCACTTAACACTACTAACCAAGGCTTGTTACTCTTTTTCCAAGCTACTATAGGCATATCCCCATTATCTGCAGCGATTGCATCGTGTTCCGCTTGCTCATATGCTTTGCGTACATTTAGGTTTTCCACAAACTTCACTTCTTGGTGAATGTTTGGCAAACCTACACAGTCGCTTGCATCACCTGTGTTACCACAATACTGTGCAGTTCTACGGACTTTATTGAACCCATGCGACCTACACACATCTCGCCACATTCGTTCGCCCCTAGCACCTTTTTGTTTGCTATTTATTGGCAATCTTCATCACCGCCATCTTTTAAACATTGATTACACGCTTTTTTGTATATATCAACATAGATCTCTTTCTTATCTCCGTTATATGTAACTTCAATATATTCTTTGATATTTACACCGCTAACCAATGCTTTCCAATTTTGTAAGGTTTTACAAAACCAAACCACATACATATCAGCAGGTGTTATTTCGTTTGCATTATAATCAAACTCATTAAACAAAACTGTTCTTGCTGCGTTTATTGCTTTTTCTTGTAATTCGTTCATATTTACCTCTCTATATATTGTTCACATGGTCTTATTTGCTTTCTTTCAATCGGAAACTTTCCGTAATTGGCACACCAGCCTCTGTTGGAATGTAAATGATTTGGTCTTTGCTATCTTTCAAAGTATCTACCCATAACCAATGAATGTATGCCTCGTTACCTTTTAATGATTGACCGATGATTTGATTGGCTTTTGCAGTACCCTCTGCACGTTTCACTTCTGCTTGTGCTAGGCTTTCAGCACTATCTAGTTTTGCCTTAGCCTCTAACACCGCAACTTGTCGGTTCTGTTCCGCTCTAGCAAGTTCAGCCTCACCAGCTTTTTGTTGTTGCCATACCATATACATCGGAACACCAAACGCAAAACTCCATGCAACACCAGCGATCATAGCTACCACCAATAAAGCGGATACAATCTTATTCATATTTTTACTCCTTTACATAATCTCCAATACGATATGTTTTTGTTTCTTGCACTACCCATGATTTGTTTTCGTACCCATGACGTTTTTCCCATGCTTGGAATACTTTTGTTAATTCTTCGCTTAGTTCGTCCATGTGTTCGTTCTTAACATCTTTCATGTAATCATCTGAATATTCAGCGATTTCATCATCTAAGTCATAATCAATCACATTCCAAATCAATCGTTCACCATCTACCTCAGGTACATATCGGTATGGATGACCTATTTCTATCGTTGTTTGTAGTAATTCTTCTCGACTTAAAGCATCAAAATCACCGTAGTTATATTCATTTTCTACATAATCTTCGATAGCCTCTTTAATGCTATTTTGTGGTTCGCCAGCTACTTCATCTTCGCACCAACAATATTTTGTTTCATCTTTAACTAGCATTGTTACTCACTCCTTATAAAAGACTAGCCATATTGTCTTTCCCCTACGTTGGCCAATTAGCGGTTCATATGGTAATAAAGGTTTTACCATTGGCAATGTGATTTGCTCTTCATTCCATTTAAAGATTAGTGTTCCGTTTTGTTTTAGTACTCGCCAACACTCAGATAAACCTTGTTTAATATCATCTTGCCATGATTGTTCTAATCGCCCATATTTCAATGCTAAGAACGATTTATCACCAGCCTTTATTAAGTGCGGTGGGTCAAACACTACAAGGTGAAAACTTTCATCTTCAAAAGGCATCTTGCGGAAATCTGCGATCACATCAGGTTGTACAATCAACTTCCTACCATCACATAGTGTTGTGTCTAATGTTCGGTTATCCATATAAACAGTTTCTTCATGTTCTCTATCAAACCAGAACATTTTAGAACCACAACACGCATCCAATATTTTCATATTGGCCACCTAGAACGGAACATTTTCATCTTGGTTTGCGTTTTCAAAACTATCAAAATTAGATGTGCCAGCATCATCATTCATTAATGATGTACCAACAAAGTTTGCTACTACCTCTGTTACATATTTCTTTTGTCCGTCAGCCGTTTCATAGGAACGTGTTTGAAGTCTACCCTCTACGAACGCTCTATTACCTTTTCGTAGATTTCCTACGCTCTCGCCTAGCTTTCCCCAAGCTACACAGTTAATAAAAGCAGTTTGTTCTTTTGTTTCATTGTTACTGTCAATGTATGTATTGCTTGCTGCGACTGTGAATGTTGCAACTGCTTTTCCGCTTTGTGTATAACGCACTTCTGGATCACGTGCTAAGTTACCTAAAATTTGTACTGTATTCATTCAATTCTCCTTTAAATCTTTTGTTCAATACATATCTTGCCTTTGTATACCTTGATGATTTCCTCTAAACTTTCAAAGGTCTTTGCATCGGCTTTCATAATCATCTGCATCTGTTGAGTTGCCTCTTCCTGTGTTTCCACGTTTAGAGGTATCTCAATAGTGATTACCATCTTTCGTTTTTTACTTAGCATTTAACCCCCTAGTAGTAATACATTCCGTTTAAGGATGCCTCTGTATCGTCAATGTACACATCGTAATCTTTGTGAATGTGGCAATCGACTGTTGCCTCATTCCTCATGATTTCAAGTAGGTTATCAATTTTCACTCTAGCCTGTTCTTCGCTAGTCGCTAGTACTGTAAAGCTAACATTGAACGATACATTACAACTCACTTCAAATTCCTTTGGCTTTTGTTTCATCTATCCCCCTATGGCTTGTTTTAATAACTCTTTTCCTTTGTCAGATATTTTGCTTTTATTGATTATCTCTGTTACATCTACTGGTTCTTTTGCTACCTCTACTAGGTTTCCAGTTGCAGTCATTTCTATTTGCTTTTGACCAGCACCAATCAATGCACGTTCACGTTCTGCCTTTTCTCTTGCTTTTAATAGCAAGTGGTTATCCTTAATTGAGTTGGACAATCTCAACCGCTCACGCTCTCTTATTTCCTGCACTTCATAGTTTTTAACGAATTGCGCTCTACATGATGTTTCGTTGAAGTTATCGCCGTTTTGAGGGTCAAACGATTTCCAAATTGCTTTGGCACATTGTTTTGTCAAACCCTCTAACTTGTCTAACCCCTTTTCGTAGCCATATGATCTAGCTACTTGATACACTCTTTCCCATGCATCTTGTGCAGTAGGAAGTTCCTCATGTGCATTTACAAAGGCACTTAATGCGGAACACTCCTCTCTGATTTCTGCAATCGTTGGTAAGAATTTACATCTATCAATCAGATTGCTTATTGCCTGTTCTAACGTAACTGGGTTTACGTTAGATAACTTTGTTACATATAACATCATGCGTTGCTCTGACATATCAGTAGACCACGCTATCTGTAACATCGATAGTGCTTTCAAAGTCTGTTGTTGGTTGTTCAGTATCTACACCCCCTAACTTATTCATCAAGTTATTAACTACGTTGATTGCATCTTCCTTGCTATTCTTTTTAGAATTAGGTTTTCTGTATTCGCTACGCTCCCATGTTCTGACTGCTGCTTTCCAGTCTTTCATGGAGTTTTTACCAACTTTCCAACCATTACTTTCGTAATAGTCATAAAATTGTTCAGCGTTTATATGGTTGTTACGTTCAATGCAGTACTGTTTGATTTCAGATAGAGTAGGTTTTTCAAAACGCTTGCGTTTTGTTGTAGTGCTTTTTGCACTACTATCTATCTCTTTCTCTATCTTTATCTCTTTCTCTAACTCTATCTCTATCTCTGGTGGAGATTTCTCGGAGATTTGTCGGAGATTTGTCTGGACATTTATCCTATCTGTTTCTATTCGTTGTCTATATTCCCTCTTTCTATCACCCTCGCTACTGCCTTTACCAATGAAGTTTTGAATATCCAACATATAGATAGCACCATTTTCTAGTACATCGATTAGTCCTAAGTCCTTGAAGATTGATAATGCTTGTTTGACTGTTCCTATTTGGTGTCCAGTTACACTTGCTAGCATTTCAGCGTTGTAAGGAATGCGATCATTAACAACTAACTTTCCATCATTCTTTAGACTTCGTAGGTAG